TAAGGTGGGTCGGTGACAATGGAATCTATGCTATTATCATCCATTGTTTTTAATATTACTAAACAGTCATCGTTATATAAGTTAATCATTATTTCTCGTTTTTGTGTAATCGGTGATTGAAGATTCTTCGCCATACATAAGAACGAATTACAGCACTAACTGTGAATATTCCAGTAATTCCTAGATTATCCAACATATCCATTTCGATATTCCATAATGGAGCAACGATGTAAATCCATATTATTAGAGATACGAAAAATCCACTTGTGATATTTAGTAATGATTCAGTAAGTGAATTTAATTTTGATTGTCCCATTGAAATATAAAATATGTTGGAAACATAAAATTATATATTATGTGATGTGGGTTTGATTGTTGGGAATACCCTAAATGAGAATTTAGGTTAAATCAACTCTAATAAGAAGCACACAGAGTCTTGGAGGATTTAATGTGCTTCTTATTAGAGTTGATTTTGTGATTTATTGCTATCTATGATTATTGTGTAGTATAATCTTTTAACTTTATCAATCCTTATCTAACAAAGCGGGTTTTCAAGCATTGACCCTATTAACAACACTATGCTAATGATTTATATTGTAACATAAGATAATCGCATATTTATCTTTAATTAACTTATTTTTATTTGCCTAAATAATTATTACCCATTAGGGTTTTTTTAACAACATAGGAGGTACTAAAGAGGTTATTATGAGATTTGTTTAACCACCAATAGGAGGTACTATGAAAAGTAAGTATGATTGGTCAAAAGAAATTTATGGAGCAGAAAGTGACACGGCTATAATATGTGTTATGTGCTTTTTTATAATAATGGGTATAGTATCAATAATATCAGGATAACGCAAACATAAGGAAGAATATGTTTTTACTCATAAAAAAAGGCAACTATTATAGTTGCCTTTTTTATTGGTTGATTATATATTACTAGTTAAAGATTTTATATAAAAACGCGGCGGCGATAAGACCTACTAGTCCTTGTGCACCAAGTGATGCAACAATACCAGTAATGGTAGCAATAATATCACCACCAATAAATGGAATTGTCCCACCGAAAATAACCTGTAATACGATTGCGAACGCAATTAGTGCTACACCTGCTTCTGTGCCAGATTTAATCCAGCCTACGATATCTTTTAACATATAATTTCTCCTGTGTTGTTAAAAATAGTTTATAGTCAGTTTCAGACTCTTATGAAAAATCCCCATCATTGAGGACTATGTTTGACGATTTAATTATAATATTGTCAAATTCATTGTTTTATTTAGTTTTTTATGAATAAAACGTATTTTTATTATAAAAAACATGCGTATTTTGTTGAATGATTTTTAGCATAAATAAGATTAAGTATATTTAAGGAGTAAAATATGTCAGTATCATCATTGACTAGAATGACAGTACCATTGGCAACTGACCAATCAGGTTCAAGCCAAGGCTTGTTGATGCCTAAGTTAAAGTATAGATTCCGTGTAGTTTTTGAAAACTTCGGAGTATCTACACCGAGAACTGAATTAACTAAACAAGTAATTGACTTTACTAGACCATCAGTAAGTTTCGACCCCATTGAGATTGACATTTATAACTCGCGCGTACGTTTAGCAGGTAAACATACATGGGATGATATAAATGTTAACTTACGTGATGATGCAAGTGGTGCAGTTGCTAAATTAGCAGGTGAGCAATTACAGAAGCAATTAGATTTCATGGAACAAGCAAGTGCCGCATCAGGTTCTGATTACAAATTTACCACACGTGTGGAGATTTTAGACGGTGGTAATGGTGCACATGAGCCAAATGTATTAGAAACTTGGGAAGTTTACGGGTGTTATGTTGCTAATATAAATTACGGTGATTTAAACTATGGTAGTTCAGAACCAGTTACAGTTGCCATGACACTACGTTTTGATAACGCAGTTCAAACACCAATTGGTAGTGGTGTTGGAGCAGATGTTGGTCGTGCGATAGGCGATAGCGTTTCGTAGTAACCAGTGGGATTTGGTAGTTATTTAAAACAATCACTAAAGGACCAGTTTTCTGACTTTAGTGGTGGTTTTAAGCAAGGCTTTTTTGGAAATGATTATTTCCGAGATTATAAACATGGTAGCAAAATATTTGTTGCCGATGGTCACGCCCTTGCGCCGACTAACAAATTCCTGTTTCATGTATTCTTTACATTAAACACAGCAGAAATACCTTCATTAAGTCGAGCAATGGGCGGAGCAGAAGGTTCTTCACGTATTGGTATTCTCGTCAAAACTATAAAACTTCCTACATTCAATTTTGAAATCGAGGAAATGAACCAGTATAACCGTAAACGTTATATACAAAAGAAGGTTAATTACAGACCAGTGAATATTACATTCCATGATGATGGAAGTGATTCAATAAGGTCTATGTGGTATAACTATTTCAGTTATTATTATAACGACCCTAGTTATGGTTATGATGGTAGAGGGTCTAGCAATCCAGGATACAATAGTAGAGATATCTACGATAACTTTAGACCAATCAATGATTGGGGTTTTAGTGGAACTGGTCCAAATGGGTATGATAAACCTGCATTTTTTAAAGATATTAAAATTTACGGTCTGAATCGCGGTAACTTTACATCGTACACATTGATTAACCCAATCATTACAGATTGGGACCACGACACATTTGATTATAGTGCTGGCGGTGAAGTAATGCAACACACTATGACTATTAATTACGAAACTGTTAAGTACGGTCGTGGTAAAGTTGGTGCTGACGTTAAAGGCTTTGGAGAATCAGCAGTTTATGATACAAGTCCTAGTCCATTAAGAGCAGGTTCAACTGCTAGTCTATTCGGTCGTGGAGGAATTTTAGATTCTGGTGGAAGTATAATGGATGATTTGGCATCTGGTAATATTTTAGGTGCTATTAGAACTGGTGGTTCTTTAAGAAATACACTCAAGGGAACGAATGTTAGTTCATTAGTTGCTTCTGAATTAGTATCTGAAGCAATATCATTCGGAACGAATTATCTTTCAAATGGCGGATTATCAAATAGTAGTGCATTTTCCATACCATCATTGGGTACAGGAATAAGTTCAATTGTTGGTGGTATTGGAAACACAGTAAAAGGTTTATTCTCTGGTTCTAACTTTGGTTCATTAAATAAAAATTTAAATAACACACCTAGTTTTACAAGAAATGAATTTGGTGATATATCCCAAAGTACTAACCAATTAGCACAACAGTTTACACCTGGAAGGGCATTAAACAATGATTACGTTTCATTGTTTAAACAAATGAAATCAACTATGGAACCTGGTATGGCAGTTGCAGAAAATCAAATGAAATCTATTTCTACCGACATTTCTTCAAGTTTACCAAGCATATCAAATCTAAACATTAAAATGCCCGCTGTAGATAGTTTAACATCATCACTCAGAGACATAGCCACTAATGTTGCACCAGGATTGGAGCAAACTGCGGCGTCTTTTGCTCCAATTGCACAGACTCTGACAGAACAGATGGATTCATTAGTTAAGTCTGGAGAAATGAAAACTTTAACCAATCAAATGCGTAATTCTGGTAATGTGTTTAGTAATGGATTTAATATCGGATAATGACAACAAAAACAACGAGAAAACTAAACATAGATACCTTCTACACTGATAGAGATGTTGGTATTAGTTCCGAACATTACAACATTGTATTTGGTTTTTTTAGGAAGGTTTTAGAAACTGACGAATCGGCAGAAGCATTTACTGTTGATTTGTTTAGAGTTTCAAAGAGTACTGATGTTCCTGTATTGATAATGCTTGAAAGCATGAAAGATAAAGATAAAATTGGTGTATCTGAAGTAATGGCATTTTATCTAAATCAAATACGTTCTCAAAGTGCATTATTGGGTGTTAGTAATGTTATCACACCAAATCAACAAGTCGCCAGAAACATATTAACGTAGTGTATGGCTCGTTACTCACAAGGACACTATAAACCACGCAACCCAATCAAGTACGTAGGGAAAGGTTCTATTATATACAGAAGTTCATGGGAACTTGCATTCATGAACTTCTGTGATAACAACGAACATGTCATGGAATGGGCAAGTGAATCGATTAGAATACCTTATAGAAATCCACTAACTGGAAAACAATCTATATATGTGCCTGACTTTTTAGTCATATACCAAAACAAACATGGCAAACGTATCGCTGAGTTAATTGAGATTAAACCAAAAAAACAAAGTATATTGACTGAGAAGTTAAATAGCAATGAACGTGCCACCGTTGCTATTAATTATGCTAAATGGGAAGCGGCAATCAAATGGGCAAAACGCAACCATATTGTATTTAGAGTAATAACAGAAGAGCAATTATTCAGGAAGTAAATTGAATCATGGAATAGATATCGGTATATATGAGATTTCTGATTATGGCTATGCTACTCAGATATGGGAATATTACTTTTCTTTTAAACAACATGAATCATATCCTAACCATCCAAAAATCAAGATTACATTTCGTGATATGGATGATTCAATTCATAGTGATGATATAAGTATATTACATGTTAGTTACTCTGATATCAGTATGTTATCTGGTGTGGAAAAGTTTGATTTGATTCTAATTGATAATAATGTAGAGCATTTATCTGTTGGTAGCGATGATGCCATAGATTTTGTAAAAGTTAATTCAAATGCATATTTTTTGGTGGGGAGTTTTATTCACCCCGAATATAGATTTTATGAAAGGTGTATAACCATGCCTAGGGATTGGTTAAATTGCAGGAATTGGTATACCAACCCAAAGGTATTTGTTAATTACAATGTTAATACATCTGATATGGATAAAAAGGATAATCTTCTATATATTGGTGGTGAGTTGCGAAGTTATAGAAAATATATCATAGATATGATTGGAGATTCTTTTGAAGTTATGCAAAATTCAGATACTTTAGTTTGTACTAAGGATGCTGTTAATGGTGACCAAGATGACCAAAACTTTACCGATATGTGTAATAATTTATACGATATAAATGAACAGGGTAATGAGATGAATAAGTTTTACAACATGATGGAGTTTGGCTTACATCAACGACCATCGGGTCGAACGACCATTTCCTATCTTATGTTAAGTGAATATAGTAAGAATAAGTGTATTGTATATTCCGAATCGGCATTTACTAATAATGAAATATACCCAACTGAAAAAACATGGAAATGTGTTGTATCTAAAACACATTGGATAATGTTCGCTGGTAAAAACTCATATAGATTAATGTCAGATATGGGAATACGTAGCATCTTGGAATTAGTTCCTGGGGGTATTGGTTTTGATAGTATTAGTGAACATGATGTTCGTTTTGAAAAACAAATGGAATCTATAAAGTATTTAAATAACCATCTAGAAGTATTTGATACCGATGAAGCGAGTGAAATTTTAATTTCCAATTATGAAGAATTTCTAACTGGGAATAAATTCATAATGCCGATGGTAAATAAGATTGATAGTTTAATAGAAAATTATATATGACAAAAAAATTAGAAAGTTTGTTTGATTTACCCGAATCATCGAGTAGACCAAACGAGGAAAGAATAACAACTACCCCCGAAGAAATCACCGCGA